CTAGTTTGCAGCTAGAGCGCTCGGCATCGTCAAATCAACTTGCGTGGAGAAGTAACGACATGAACAGCTTAATTCAAACAAGACCTTTAGTGCAATTCCGCTGCCGCGTGGAGGCTGGTCAGTTGCGGTATGAGCAAATATTACGCGCTGCAGGTCAGGCCGACAACTACCAGCCTGCGGAATCGTTGGTAGTTCAGAACGCGTGGAATGACTTTTACCGTAAACCGGAGGCTGACAAGTGCGAGAGCTTAACCGCTGGTTTAGAGATCGGCGCGGCATTCCCGTTCGAGTTATCCGCTGGGAGCCTGAATCAGGCCGCGTTATCTACCTCCGCGACAATTATGAACATGGTGAGTGCTTCTGCCCTCTGCACCAGTTCCAGCGCGACTTCCGGGAAATAGAGGCACCGCATGAGTTTACTTCTGAAGGTAAAACCGCTGGTAGTTAGCCCGTTGCTTGCATGCCGTATAGGCCTCAATGAGGCGATCGTGCTTCAGCAGATTTGCTACTGGCTGGAGGACACCACATCGGGTGTAGAGCATGAAGGCCGCCGCTGGGTTTACAACACCATTGAAGACTGGAATGAGCAATTTCCGTGGTGGTCATCAGACACGGTAAAACGCGCTCTGACATCGCTTAAAAAAAGCGGGCTTATCTACGTTGAGCAGTTAAAAAAGACGCAGCATGACCGCACGAATTTTTACGCAATTAACCACGCAAACCCACTGTTATCCGATGAGTGCAAATTGCCCTCATCGAAGGATGCAAATTGCACTCATCGAACAGGGCAAGATGCACCAATCGATCAGGGCAAATTAAACCCATCGATGGGGGCAAATTGCACTCGTCTTACAGAGAATACAACAGAGATTACTACAGAGATTACAGGTAAAAACCCTTGTCCGGTTTCTGCGAAACCCGACGATGAGCAGGATGAGTTCAGGGTTCTTGATCATCTGAATCGGGCTGCTGGTCTGCGCTACCAGAAATCACGTTCATCACTCGGACCAATTCGAGGACGCCTGGCAGAAGATTTTACAGCCGAAGAGCTGATTCTCGCCGTGGATTACACCATCGCCAAATGGGCTGATGACGCCAAGATGCGCGATTACGTCCGCCCGGAAACAATCTTCCGTCAGGGTAAATTTCCCGCGTACCTCGGCTCTGCTCAGGCTTGGGAGCGTGCTGGCCGCCCGCCATGCATCAAGGGCAAGTGGCAGCGCGACACCACACAGGTGGCGAGCATGGATTATCAGATTCCTGACGGCTTCCGGGGGTAACGATGAACACTGAAACGCTGATTCTTACGCACCTGATGGCCTTTCCCGGCCAGACCCCGGCGCAGATCGCCAGAGCAATCGGGCGCACCCGCAGTACCGTAGTTTCTGCACTGCCGGTGATGACCGCTGTTGGTGATGTCTGGAGCGACGCCGAAGCCCACTACTTCACCGCAGAGCCAGCAGGCGAAGGCGACGAAAAATACATTGCCCTCTGCGACAAGGCCTACAGCCTGCAGGAGCGCAATCTGTGGAACCGCGCGGCCAATGTCTGGCAGCAGGCGCAGCAGTCAACCCGGAAGGCTGGGCTCCGTGAGAAAGCGCGAATCCGGGCAAACATGTGCGTGGCGAAGGCAAAAGAGCGTGACCCGAAGCCAGCGCCCGATCCGTTTGGTAACCGTGGGAGCTTCCGCCGATGAAAGCAGCCATCAAAGCGCACTACTGGCGCAACGAAGATTACTACCGTGGCATTCGCGCAGCGGTCCTGATGATTACCGGTTTAGTTATTGCCCTGATATGGGAGTTGAAAACAGCATGAGCACACTGGAAAGACTTTATAAAAACAAAGCTGAAAGCGGCAAAAACATCACCACCCGTAAAACGTTTTTGGTGGGCGTTGACGAGCTTTATATCGAACCGGGCTACAACGTACGCGATATCGATCCGACGCACGTTGAAGAATTCCGCGATGCGTTCATTGCTGGTGAGCATGTCCCGCCACTTACCGTTCAGGTGACAGATCAGGGCGTGAAGGTTATCGACGGCCATCACCGCTGGCATGGTGCAAAGCTTGCGCAGGAAGCAGGTCATGAAATCCGCCTGGAGTGCAAAGACTTCGTAGGCAACGAAGCCGAGCGCATCGCCTTCATGGTGACGAGCAGTCAGGGCCGTCCGCTGGAGCCGCTGGAACGCGCTGCTGCATACCAGCGCCTAAAAAATCAGGGCTGGGAGCCGGCAGAAATCGCGAAGAAGGTTAAGCGCTCGGTGGCAGACGTCGATCACCATCTGGCGCTGTTGACCGTGGGTGATGACTTAATCGAAATGGTGAAGGCCGGCGAGGTCGCGGCCACTACGGCAGTAGCTATGGTTCGCGAGCATGGGGCGAAGGCTGAGACGGTGGCCAAAACGCAGCTGGCAAAAGCGAAAGCAGGCGGCAAGAAGAAACTGACCCGCGCCGCCGCAATCCCACAGTTCAGCGCCACACGTGCCCGCCGTCTGGTTGAGCTGCTGGCTGTGGCTGAGAACTTTGCCCACGGTGATGCTTCAGCGCTTGAATTGTCTCAACAGGTTGAATTCGAAGTGCTCGCCATACTTGAAGAGTACCGCTCAAGCCAGACCAAGGAGGGCGCGTAATGGTTACTGACAAACAGATTCTTGATGCCTTCTGGTTAGGCACTGTAAACCGAATCCGTGAGTGCTGCATCACCAACTATATCGGCGGCGACAAAGGTCTTAATCGGGAAGATGAGTTCAACATGAAGCACTCGACCTACATCAGCACCCCATGGATGTCCAATTACGTTGTGGTTGATATCGGTAATAGCCAACTTAAGCGCCGCGTTAACAAGCTGGTAGAACAGGGAGTGCTTACAACGTTAGGTAGCCGCCATAGCAGCGGCTCGTACAGCGCCCGCCTGCCTGATGAGATTTGCTGGCCTCCGTACCGTTTTGCTCTGGAATTTATGGCCGCTAAAGGGGTAACCAGCGAACCAGCCCCACAGCCTTGCATTGAGACATTCAAAGAAGAGCTTGAAGCTGCGATTCTGGCGAAATTTGGCACCACACTGCCGCTGACCAACGACATGGAGGGCGCGTAATGCCATACCAACTCATCTACGCCGATCCTCCTTGGCAATACAACAACAGCGCCAGCAATGGCGCTGCTGCTGACCATTACAACACCATGACGATGACTGACCTTAAGCGGCTGCCTGTGTGGGCGCTTGCGGAGGAAAACGCGGTGCTGGCGATGTGGTACACCGGCACCCATAACCAGGAGGCTCGTGAACTGGCTGAGTCGTTGGGATTCCGTGTGCGCACTATGAAGGGATTCACCTGGGTGAAGATGAACCAGCGCGCCGAAGAGCGCTTCAACCGCGCGCTGACCGAACAGACCATTCACGACTTTACCGACCTGCTGGACAAGCTGAATGCAGAAACCCGCATGAACGGCGGCAACCACACGCGAAGCAACACTGAGGATGTGCTGATTGCCACGCGCGGCACCGGGCTGGAACGCGCCAGCGCGTCGGTAAAGCAGGTTGTGTATTCATGCCTGGGCGAACACAGCGCGAAGCCGTGGGAAGTGAGAAATCGGCTGGAGAAACTTTATGGTGACGTGTCACGCATTGAGCTGTTTGCGCGAACCGCCGCCGATGGCTGGGATTGCTGGGGCAATCAGTGTGACAGCAGCGTGCAATTGATCGCCGGGAGGGTGGCATGAAGCTAACACCAAAGCAGCGATCAACGCTGCGTATGAAATTTGGAGGTCGGTGCGCCTATTGTGGCTGCGAACTCCCAGATAAGGGCTGGCACGCTGATCACGTTGAACCAGTTTTACGCATCTCAGAAATCGATGAGAAAGCAAGAAGCAAAGGTTTGTGGAAGCTGAGAAACACAGGCGACGTTATTCACTCCGCGAGAGACAGCATCGAAAATCACTTTCCGGCATGCGCACCTTGCAATCTGTTTAAAGCCACTTTCAGCGTGGAGGTATTTAGAGAGCAGATCGCAGAACAGGCGGAACGCGCGAGATTATACAGTGTTAACTTCCGCACCGCTGAGCGCTTCGGTCAGGTTCAGGTAACGTCATCGCCAATAGTGTTCTGGTTTGAGCGATATCAACAGCAAGAGGGCGCGGCATGAAATTAACCCTACCATTCCCTCCAACTGTTAACACCTACTGGCGTCACACGCCAAAGGGAGTATTAATCAGCGCCTCCGGGCGCTCTTTCCGTTCAAACGCGATCGCCGCGGTATACATGCAGTTAGGTCGCAAGCCAAAGCCTTTAGATTGTGCCTTAGAAGTCACAGTGATTATTGCACCACCTGATCGCCGCTCTCGCGACCTCGATAATTACCTGAAAGCGCTATTCGACAGCCTGACACATGCCGGTATCTGGAAAGACGACAGCCAGATTAAGCGAATGGCGGTTGAGTGGGGACCAGTGACAAAGAGCGGTTACGTTGAAATAACCATTGGTGCTTATCAGGCGGTGGCGGCATGAGGGCGATACTGACACCTGAAATCGCGCATCAAACCGGCATCGTGCTGTTTAAGCCTGGGCGCGAGTTGCTACCAATGTTTCGTGGCCGCGTTCTGGTGTGCACGCCATCGGGCGATGTATCGAACCTACCTTCGGGATTAATCAACGAAAGCGCGCAACCCTTGCTTGATGAACCGCTGCTGAAAAGCTTCCTTGCCGATGAACGTGTGATCGATGCTGCTGGTGGATGGGAGGCACACGTCACATGGGTGCAAAAAATTCGCTCTTGTCAGCAACACGAAAAAGATTCTTATCATCACCACGATTACACTACGTTGCGGACCGAACGCGGAGCGGTTTGCCTGTGCTACACCCACGATAATTTTTGCCGGGCGAATGGCGCACCGGCACAACTGGAAGAAGTCGCAGCATACAATCTTTCCCGATGGATTATAGAATCAGCATGCATCCAGATGGGATTAGGCGCAGATCACCTGATGACGTTGCCAGAGCTGTGCTGGTGGGCATGCATCAGGGAAGTTATCGACCTGATACCTGAAGCACCGGCGCGGCGCGTTCTACGTATGCCGGTGGAGAAGCCAGCAACTGGGCCAATGCCGGAGGCAGATATCAACCCGGCACGCGCTGCGCGGGAAGTGATTCAGGAAGCGGTAGAGTCGGTTAAGCAGGTGATGACCATCAAAGCCGACCCGGATTCGCCGCAGTCGTTTATGGCGAGACCAAAACGTCTGCGCTGGAGCAATGAGAAGTACACGCGTTGGGTCAAGGTGCAGCCATGCGCCTGCTGCAATAAACCAGCAGACGACCCACACCACATAATCGGACACGGACAGGGAGGAATGGGAACGAAAGCGCATGATTTGTTTGTGATACCGCTTTGCAGGGCGCATCACGATGAACTGCACCGGGACATGAGGGCATTCGAAGAAAAATACGGCAGTCAGTTAGAGCTGCTGTTCAGGTTCCTTGATCACTCGATTGCAGTCGGCGTGATCGGGTAAATTAAAAAGCGTGGAGGAATATTTATGCGTGACATGTCACAGGTATTAGAACGTTGGGCAGGATGGGCGCGCTCTGATCGTAGCGGTGTAGATTACTCACCAATTGCGGCTGGGTTCAAAGGGCTGCTACCACAGGATTCAAAAATGACCCTGTCATGCACTGATGATGATGGATTGGTTATTGAGTCATGCTTAGCCAAACTTCGCGCCCGCCGTCCTGATGAGCACGAGTTAATTGTTCTGCATTACTTCTACAACATATCCAAACGAAAGCTGGCGCAGCGCGCGAAATGCGACGAGAAGATGATCCGCATTCAGGTCCAAATGGCTGAAGGTTTTATTGAAGGCTGTCTGGCATGGTTGGATGTTCGGCTTGAAATGGACCCGGAATTAGAGCCAAGAAAAATTATTCAAAAAACATTAACGCGGTCCGCAAAATCATTGGTAATGTGATAAGAGTCGTTACTACGCAGTACTACTTATCATCAAGAATCAGTTGCAAATACCGTGAGTGATTTAAATCGCCCGAAGCCTCACCAGCTATCGGGCGTTTTTATTCTTGACAGAAAAAATCAGATTTTGTAAATAGTAAATCGCCTGATGTGTATCGTTCTTTAGTCCAATCATTCATCTCGCATATCAGGCCGAAAGCCCCGTCTTAACCGATGGGGCTTTTTGTTTTTAATAATTAACCCTGTGGCTGACGGGCCAGGTAACTATCGCGGAACGCGTCAGGGTTCATATTTTAGAGGGTCGCCATAGAGCGGCCTTCTTTCGTTTTTGCGCCCGCCAATCACTGTTATCCGAAATTTTCACGCCGTGGCGGTGCGCAATTTTTTATTTCGAGACTACCGACGGCACCGACCTATTGGGAGGTGAGGATGAAACGTATGCCAGATAAAGACATGGGCTTCTGGGCAAGCCTGCTGGCCTGGCTATATGCCCACAAAAACGAATCGGGGTATGCAGCTCTTGCCGGAGTGATGGCGCTACTTCGCGCCACATACGTCGGCGTAGACACATGGCCGAGACGTTTGCTTGATGCGGCAATGTGCAGCGTGTTTGCGTTCTTCCTGCAGCCGACGCTCCAGATTCTTGGCTCTGCCCTGAACTGGAACATCAACGATGACGTAACGCGCGTTGCGGCTGTGTTCCTTGGTTTTCTCGGTGTGGACTGGCTTTCGTCCAAGCTGCGCAAATTCATTGATAAGCGTATAGGGGATGACAATGCTGACGCCCACTAATTTCCAGCGCGCTACTGGCGTATCTGATGCGCTGCGCGACAAGTGGTTTCCCCGCATAGCTGCCAGCATGAGCTCATTCGGTATCAATACCCCATTACGGCAGGCGCACTTTCTGGCGCAGGTGGGGCATGAGTCAGCCGGATTCACGAAAGTGGAAGAGGGTCTGAATTACAGCGAGAACGCGCTTACTGCCATGTTCGGCAAGCGCATCACTGTGGCGCAGGCCAAAGCCTATGGACGCAACGCTGAACACGCCGCCAATCAGAAGATGATCGCCAACATCATTTACGCGAACCGCAATGGCAATGGTGATGTTGCTTCCGGTGATGGTTATCGATATCGCGGGCGTGGACTGATTCAGATTACCGGCAAAGCGAATTACGCAGCCCTTTCCGGTCAGCTAAGCGCTGATGTGGTGGCTAACCCTGACCTGCTGACTGAAAACCTTCAGGCGGCGATGTCAGCAGCTGCATGGTGGAAGAATCACGGCTTAAACGAACTTGCAGACCTTGATGATGTTACCCGCATCACCAAAGTCATTAACGGTGGCACTAACGGTCTGGAAGACAGGAAATCCCGCTTACTAAAAGCTAAGGGGATTCTATGTTCAACGTAATCGGCTTTATCCGAAACTATTCGCACGTAATCATCATTGGTCTTATCTGCATTTGTCTCTGGGGGCTGAATGCCCGCAACTCACAGCTGACTGCTACTAATGAGCGGCTGGAGCAACTGGCAAACAGCAAAGATAGCCAGATAAACGATCTGCGCTCCAAGAACGACGATTTAGCCGCCAGCGTCAATGACCTGGTGAAGGCGGTTAACAAGCAAAACGCGGTGATGAGTCAGGTTGCAGAACAGCGCGCAGTGACGGCACAGCAGAACAGGAAATTACAGAATGAGATTAAGCGCTATCTGGAAGCGGATAAATGCGCTGCTGCTCCTGTCGACAGTCACGCTGTTGAGCGGTTGCGGGACGCGGCAAAGTCAGCCAGTGGAGTACCGGACAATCAGCCAGCCGCGATTAAATCTGCCGGTGGAGCTGACAAACCGAATTGAAGCGCCAGCGGTACCGGGCACATTGACGTTTGGTGAGTCGGTAGAGCTGAACGGCGCGCTATATGGCGTCATTGAGCAATGCAACATTGATCGTGCAGCAATCAGGAAAATTCAGGCTGGCTCAGATTGATGCTCTGGACGGGATGGCAAAGGTTCAGATACTGGTGCAGTGAGATTGGTTTCGTTGCTGCCTACGACAAGCTGAAGAAAGAATCCTCCGACAAGGGATAACGGTTAGCCACGCTGTGAAGCGTTGCGACACTGTGAGATTAAATCGCTTCACTCGGATTAACCCTAGCGCTATGTTGTGTAGTGACGACATACATGGAAAGCGAGGCTAAATGAAATATCTCATTCAAACGTTCATTGCTAAGAATGGTGATGGCGATTTAATCAAGTACGAAATTTACTCCAAGAGCAGAAAGCTGGATTATTACGATAAGGTGCCCGAAGGAAGTTGCCGGGTAATGTCTTATCAGCTCAGTGGGGATTCAATCAGCGTGCTGAATGAAGATGTCGATGTAAATGGACTATTCGAAGCGAATAGACCGAAGCCAAACACATGGTATTCAGATGGCCCTCATCGAGTGAATCTTGAAATGTTAATCGAATATTTATCTAAGAACACCTAACCGCCTAACGGCGGTTTTATTTTGTGCTGAAAACTGCATTCACTGAGTTCACTTTTCAGCATAAACACATTGAATCATCGGTTGGCGATATCGCCATTGCCGAGGGTTATATCTACCTGACCAGCAGGAAACTCTGAATGGAAGTAGTGATTAACGGTGTTCGATACTCACCAGCATCTGATCGCGCTTCAAATATCGGCATAGCAATCAGCACCCATAACCGCCATGACGTTTTAGCCCGCGCTATTGAGCATCAGCTTAAATATCTTCCAGCCGGTGCGCTGGTGGTTGTAGTTGATGACGGGTCATCCAATCCAGTTGCTGTCCCCGAGGGTGTGAAATCCATTCGCAGTGACATGTCACGCGGTATTGTTGCAGCGAAGAATGCCAGCCTCGAAGCACTGATAAACGCTGGGTGTGAGCATCTATTTTTGTGGGACGATGACGCATGGCCGATCGCTGGTGGATGGGAAGGGCCATACATCGAATCACCTGAGCCTCATCTGGCTTATCAGTTTCAGGACTTTGCAACCGGCAAGAAGCTGAATGATATTGCCGTGCTCTATCGTGACAGTAAGCATGTCGCTTACACCGGCCAGCGCGGCGTGATGTTGTATTACCACCGCAGCGCAATTGAAAAGGTTGGCGGCTTCGATGCCATCTACGAGCGCGGCATGTATGAGCACTCCGATTTGGCGCTGCGCATTCACAACGCTGGGCTAACGAGTTGGGCGTTTGCGGATGTGGTCGGTTCGGAAAAACTGATTTATTCGCTTGATGAGCATGAGGCGGTAGAGCGTTCGGTTCCAAAGCCTAACCGTGAGGCGCAGGTTAAACGCAACGTCACCATTCACAACAAACGCCGCGATGATGGTTACACCGGTTATGCGGAGTATCGGCAGAAGCAGAACGTTGTGATTACTACGTTACTGACAAGCCAGCCTGACCCGCAGCGCGGTAACAAAATGACTGCATCACCTGAGTTGCTGGATAAGTGGGCATCGTCAGTTAAAGGCAACCATGCGGTTGTGCTGACCGACTCCATCAGTTCAGTGCGTGTTGGTGTAAGCACCGTGGCCGTTCCTGATGTGAAGATGAACGTTTATTTCCGGCGCTGGCTGCATATCTGGCAACACCTTCGCGAACACCCTGAATATCACTTCGTTTGGTGCACTGATGGCACAGACGTTGAGATGCTGCGTGAGCCGTGGGCAGAGATGGAGCAGGGCAAGATTTACGTAGGTTCAGAGCCAAAGACATACGCTGATGCATGGGCTAAGCAGAACCATCCCGAAGCAATTTATCAGTCGTTCCTCGCTGATCATCAACATGATGTGATGCTCAACGCAGGCTTGCTCGGTGGGTCACGCGCTGACGTGATGTCAATTGCTCACGGCATCGTCCGCTTGTATTACCAGATTGAATCACTGAGCTTCTGGCAGAAAGAGAAAGCGGCTGCTGCCGTAGGTGACATGATCGCCTTTGGCATTGCCGCGCATCGATACGCTGACAGGCTGGTGACCGGCCCTCGCGTTCACACAGTCTTTAAGACGGATGGCATCGGTAAGGAGTTTGCCTGGTGGAAACACAAGTAAAGTTTGCAATCGTGGCGCATGAATCGCGCTTTGATATGGCGGTATCACTTGCAGATAACCTACCTAATTACCAAATCTTTGTTGATCGCGAATCGAAGGGTGCCAACGCCAATCATCTGCGCGCATTACGCTGGGCATCTACACAGGATTGCCGGGTAGTGATTCTAGAAGACGATGCGCTGCCTGTTTCGGGCTTCACTGAAAAAGTGACTGAATGGCTGGATAGATTCCCCAATGACTTGCTGAGCTTCTACCTTGGTACCGGCAGGCCTCCACAGTATCAGACAGAGATAGCCGCTATGCTGGTTGAAGCCGACCGCACCAGTGATGATCACGTCGTGCTGAGCAAACTGATTCACGGCGTCTGTTACAGCCCACCAGTGAGTAAGCTGAAGCAGATAGTAAGCAGATGGAATCAAACGTTGGCTGCTGATTATGCAGTAGGCAATGCATACGGCGGGCACGTTATCTATCCGTGTTACTCGCTGGTGGATCACTCTGACCTACCAACCGTGGAGCGCCACCCTGACAATGAACCCAGGACAGAGCGGCGCAGAGCTTGGAGGCTCGCATAATTTCCTGATGGCAATCAGGACTATTTAATCTTCTTTAATCCAGAAAATACACGGATAGAGGTTGAGCCTGTCACAAGGATTGATGGTTCAGGTTTGGGCTTTACCTTGTTAGCTGCAACTTGAGCTTTCTTTAATATATCGTTGGAAGATAGCTCATCACTCACCTTGGAATATTCAGCTGTAGGCAGCTCATAAGAACCA